AAGCTCACAAGCTTCTTTTTCTTTTGCTGTAATTTTTTCTTGATAAAAATCTATAAGTTCTTCTAAACCATCATGCACTTTGTTTAAAGCTTTTGGCATATCTGATAGTCTTTGTACTCCACTTACTAACTGACTAAATTTAGAATCGTAAATAGCTCTTGCTGATTTAATTTCAATTTCTATTTTTCTACACTTATATAGATCTTCTCTTGTCATTATTTGTCTTCTCCTTTGCCTCCTTTCAACATTTTTTCTAAAACTTCAATTTGTTTGTATGTATAATCTGGTACTTCTTCTCTATTTTTAAATCGTATTTCATTTTTTGTTCTTATAATATCAACTTCATCTTGTATCTTTTCCTCCCAATATTCATTTACAGCTCTCTCCCTTACTGCAACTTTATTTTTACATACATTTGTAATATCATCTAATAGTCTCACTATATACTCCAATGTTTCATAGTCTTCCTTAACTTCTTCACTACTATCAATATCTAATCTGCGTATATCTATATATGGGCTGTATACCATATCTTTAAATCTTTTTATTTTTTCTTCCATTATCTATCCTCCTATCCACATTCTAAATACAAAAGATAATAATTATCAAAATCAAACGTATTTAGAATGCCCTCAAGTATCTTACTAATGTAATATAATGACATTCTGTCTTCTTTGTTTTTATCATTTTTACAAAGTTTTATCCATTTTTGCTGTACTTCTTCAAATATTTCAATTAAATCTTCTTTGCTTATAACCATGTAATCTACATTTGGTAACATATCAGTAACACCATCTATTATTGAAGAAAGTTCATATTCTTTACGAAGCCATATAATGTGTTCGACTTTGTCATTAATTTCGTAATAGTCTATAATTTCCCTATTCTCAAATTTATAATTTCCTTTTTTTAACTTATAAAAATCTTGATCTAATCCCATTTTTACCTATCCTCGTATTCTTTCCTTTGTCTTTGAAATTCCCTCTCCTCATCTCGCCTTAATCGTTCAATAATAACGTGTTTGTCTTTTGTAACACTTATTGATACTGCATTTACTTTTATTGGTGTTTCTAAATCATCAACGTATTCTATTCCAATATGGTCTAGTTCTCTTTTTAGTTCTTGAAACATATCATTCATTTCTCTTTGTCTTTGAATTGGTTGCTGGTGAAACCAACTATGATTATCTGCACTTAATAAAGCACCATTCTCAACATTTGCTTTTCCGCCATCTTTTCTCATTTTGATATGATGATATGTGAGTTGTTTCATTCTTTTATATTGACCTTTTCCTGTGTACTTTCTATCTTTATCATCTCTTAAATGTAGTCTATCTATAAAACATTCCGCTCCGTATCTTCTTATTAGTTCTTCTTTAGCTCTTTTATTTTTACCACTCATATTTATCCCTCTTTATATTGATTACATTTTTCTTGTGTAAATCTACATTGTTTACAATAAGGATATTTTCCATAGTTTATACATTTCATTTGTTACTCCTCCAACTATATAAATATACAGGGTTTTGTTCATAATATAAGCCTAAATAATAATCATCTAAATAATTAAAAATTTCTTCTTCACTCACTCTATATCACCTCTCTATACGCAATTTATAATAGCCTCCTCTTTTACTCTCTTCCCAATACAAAAACCAAAAGAAAGTGTCTGACAATTCGTCTATGAGTTCCTCATTTTCACTATATCCGCCAGTTGTTAGTTCTATTATTGTTTCTATTGTTTTTTGGTTTTCCCATATATCAATAGTTCCATAGTCGGTATTCCATTGTCTTTTTATAATATCAATGCATTCTTTATCATTACTATTTAATTTTTCTAATTCTTTTTCACTTATTAATTTACTCACTCTGTATCACTCTCCTAATAATTTATTTAATTTGATTATTCGCATATTTTTTTCGTGTATTTTTTCTTTTAGTTCTTCATTTTCTTTTTGTAGTTTTTCTATTCCTAACAATATAGTTTGTATGCCAAAATTTTCTAACCCTAATTTTTCACCTATTTGTATAAATCCAAGCCCTAAACTATAATTTCTTTCATCTGCATTTTTATTTTCTTTTTGTAGTTTGTCTATCATTCTTGCTTGTTCATCTACTTTTTTACCTAGACACGTATTTTCTTTAATTACTTCCATTTCTACTTCTCTTATTTTATCTATTTCTTTTTGTAGTTTTATGATATTTGTTTTCAAACTATCTATAAATTGATTTTGTTCTAAATTTATCCTTTTTTGGTTTTCACATTTTGTTTGTAGTTTATCTATATAATTTACTAATATTTCTCGTTCTGCACTTGTTAAGCCCAAACCACTTTTAAATGTTTTTAACACTTCTTTTTCTTCCTCACTCATATATCCTCCTAAAATATCGCTTAACTAGAATTGCGACTTGGCTAATTATTTTAATAATCGTTTTCTTTTTTATTTTATAGTTTGTATAGATTTTAAAAATTTATATCAACCTTATCTAGTATCGGCTAATATCGTATTATTTTGTCATTTTTTGCAAAGTTTTTTCAAATTTTTGAAAAATATTATGAATTTTATGTATTATTTATTTTTTCAATATAATAATTTATAACCCACTCTTTTGAGTGATAGTCTGTTTTTAAATCTTCTGCCATTAAATCTATTATCTGGTCTTGATTATCCATTCTTATTTTGGCAAGTTTTATTAAATTTTCTCTGCTTTTTAAATCTCTGTCTTGTCTTTTTATAATTAAATATCCTATGAAATTAAACACAAACAAAACAAAAATTATTATAGAGCTTAATATATCAAATATCATTATTCAAACTCCTCATCTATATCACGTTCTGCGTAATATCTTCTTTTATCTGCTTCTATTTTTGCCTTTAATAAAGCATTTTCTTTTTGTAATAGTTTTATGATTTCCTCTAGCTTTTCTATTTTTTCATCTTTTTTCATTATTCTATGTTGTAAACTATCTATATAATCTTCTAGTTCTTCATATTCTATTCTGTCTTTATCTCTCATATATTCCACTTTCTTTCAATATAAGGTTTTTTAAATGGAAATTTCCCCATTGTACTTCTATATTCAAGTTCTGCAATTAACATACCTAATAAAAAAGCAATAAAAGGTGATGCATAAAAAATTATTGTAATAATTATTTCTTTACTCATATATCCCTCCTATATTATCCATATATCATCTTCTAACCTATATCCCATATATTTTTTATGTTCTATGTTTAGTTTTTTTTTCATCTTCCTCATAGTGTTATATATATCCCAGAAATTATCGCTTTCTGTTAGGCTTTCTAGTTCTAATGCAGTCATAAATTCGTTATTGGCAAAATATTTGAAAATATCATTTTCAAGCCTAGACATCTTATAAGGTTTACTATTTTCTTTTAATTCTCTTATGGTGTGATTTTTACTATCGTATAAGATTTTCATTTGTTTCTCCCTTTATTTGCTATTATTAGACAAGTTATACATAAACCAGTCCAATTTCCAAGAAAAAAACCTATTAAAAAATTAATCATTTTCTTCCTCCTTTAATATTTCTAACAAACACTCTATTTCACTTGGGGATAAAGCATAATTTCCTAAATTTGTTTTACAAGCATTTATATGCCCTATTGCCTTGTTTTTTATATCTCTTAATTGTTCATTTTCTTTTTCTAGTTTAGATATTAAATTTAAAACAATTTTTATTGCTTTTTTATTAATTTCATATACCAAATCCCAATTTGTTGGATAATTTTTAAAATGTTCTATTGCTTTTATTACTTCTTTTTCTTCTTTATTCATTCTATATTACCTACTTTCTCTACTAATCCTTCTTGAATTAAGTCATATAATATTTCGTAGTCATCTTCATCTAAACTTAATAAATGACAATTTGCATAAGCTTTATAATTTTTAAATAGCCTTGTAAAAGGGTTTATATACCAATAATTTTTAAAATCTCTGTTATATTTCCATAAATTATCTTCATTTTGTTTTTTTGTAATTGTTGTTGATTTCCTTCTTCTAGTATGTTCTCCTATGTAAAAACCCTGTATTCTATATAATTCAATCAATTCCCCAGTATCTTTATCATATTCTGCTTTAAAACCATATTTATCTATAAAAATTTGCAAATCTACATCATCTTTTATTTTTAACATTCTTCTTCTCCTAAAATCTTTTTAATTTTTTCTAAACAATAGATTTCATTTTGATAATAATAAGGCTCTAGCTTATAATCTATTCTTTTTTCTAAATATTCTTTTGTTTCTTCTAATCTGTCTAATATAGCTAATACTCTATCTTTATCTTCTCCTGTAATATCGTATTTTGCCATACTTTTGTTATATAACCTTTGTGTTGCTCTTGTTTCACTATCTGACATATCACTCATTTGTGTCCTCCTTTAAATGTTGCTTAACTAGAATTGCAACTGTTAGATTTTATATTAAGGGACAATTAAAGAAACCTATATATATTAAATCTATCTAGTATCGACTTAATATCTCATTGTATTTTTTATAGTCTTCTGCTAGTTCTTTTTCAGAATAGTCTCCAAAGAATGATGTAATGAATAATAGTGTAAATATAATTCCAATTATGATCCAAACCATTTTATATTTCCTACTATGTCATACTTCACATCTATTTTTCTTTTCTTTTCCACTAGTCCTAAATCGAATCTGCTAAAACATTCTCTCCATATTCCATTTGTGTATAATCCAAAGTTCTCGTATTCTTTTATTAATTTCCATCCTTTGTATTCTTCTGGCATTGTGTACCTCCATTATTTATTAATTTTGCATTTGCTAAAGCTTGTTCTGTAAACATAGCTTTCCATTTGTCTATCAATGCGTTTTTTTCTGATACTTCTGCACATTTTTGATAATATTTCTCGTTAACTTCAAATGCTTCTTCTTGTAATTTTTGCGTTCTTTTTTGCACTTCTTCCATAACTCTCATGTGTATTAAGCTTTGAGAATGTTCTTCTATTTTTTTTGCTTCATCTCTAATTATTTGTGTTTTTGTTCCACTAAGCTTACGATTTATATTTATATACTCTTGTTTGTGCCTATTGCAGTCATCTATAATAGTATCTAAAAACTTAATAAACTTGTTTTTGTCTTTACTTTCTGCTAAATAACTTTCATAAAGTTCGTATCTATATTGTTTGTTTTCAAAAAAATCATTTTTTCTAAACCCTAACATAAATAGCTCCTTTGCTCTAAATATTTTTCTTTCTCTATTATTGCTTTTTCTTTATCTCTAAAACAACCTAAATATTTCCCAGTAATTTGTAAAATATAATAAACATTTCCATTTCTATTTATTTTTGTAATACATTTAGGTTTCTTTCTAAGATTCTGCATATTTTCCTTCTGGGTACATATTCTTAGATTTGATTTTCTATTATCTGTTATGTCATGGTTTATATGGTCTACAACTTTATCATCAGGGCAGTTCATTAAAAACCTATGTAAGAAAATGTTTTTATGTCCTCTCATTGTCGTCATTACATATCCATGGTTTGTTAAATACCATTTAAACTGTTTTACTTTCTCTAAGTCGTCTGTATCAACCATTGTTTTCCCTTTAACTTCCCCCTCTCTATCGTATAGTTCTAATATTGTCGTCTTATTGCCAATTTCAATATATTTGTTTTTATCGTTCCTAAAATTTTCCTTTATTCTTTTACTATATTTCATTTGGTTGTAGTGTCTTCTACAATACCCTTTGGCATAAAATTCTTTATCGCAATTTTCAACATTACACTTAAATTGTTTTTTTACTCTCATTTTCCCCTCCTTTACAGGTAGTTTCGCCCAACAAGTCTGATAAATTCTTCTCTTGTGTGATTCTTCTCATATTCCTTTTGGCATTCTTGTTTTAGATTTCTATTTAGTTCATCTCCATATTTACCATGCACTCCATAAGTTCCTTCGTGATGATACTGGCATAAATAAACTGTGAATCCATTTTTATCTGATATTTTTCTGTTTGATGTGCCAAAAAATATGTGATGAAGATGTAGGTTATAAGTGGTTTTACATACATAACATTCTTTATTTTTTTGAATTATCGATTTCATCTATCAACCTCTTTATTTCAATTTCATCTAATGTTTCTATGTCTTGTTGTTTACATTCCTGTACAGTACCCTCTAATAGTCTTGAAAATTCTTTTGAATTGAGTTCACTTGTTCTTTTGTAAAACATATAGTATTCATATTCAGAATCTTCTTTATAACATTCTGCATATTCGTAAAATGTTTTTATATCAACATATTTAGGTATCATACAACCCATTATTTTGCCATCTTCTGCTCTTGCTAATGTTCCGTATTTTAAATTAAGTTCAATTTTCATATCTTGATTAGATTTATTAAGTACTTCTGCTAATTTATTTACTAATACATGAAAATAGGCATTTGCATTTAAACTTCTTTTCCCTTTATATTCACTAAGTTCGTATCTTGTTTTGTTGTCTTCGTTATTGAGCAGAAAACTTAATAAGTCTGTTTTTGTTCCTATAATCTTTTTCATTTTTATTTTTCCATAATCTTTTTAAACCTAAGCAATAGTTCTCCGTATTGCCCTACATTTAGATTTTTCAAGTCATCAATTTTATATTCTTGTAATATGCTTTCATAAGCTATTTTTCTTTCTTTGCATTGTTTTATTAATCCTTGTAATGTTTTAACGTGTGTTTCATTTATTGGCTCTAATAATTCCTGTTGCAAGTCTGCATTACTTATTTCTTCATAGCTTACTATTGATGTATTTATGCTGAATCCTGCCATACTTAATGCCCTTCCTACTGCTGATGTTTCGCAATTTTCAATATAACTTGTTTTGTTTATGTAAGAATTTCCTTCTTGCTCATAGGCTGTTCCTGTTCCTAACAAATAACCATTTCCGTTATAAACTTTCGCTTTAAAAATACACGTTCTTTTTCCTATCTCTCCATCGTTGCTTAACAATTCTGTTTCTATTGTTCCTTCTGGATAGACATATCTAAATGCCTTTATCCTTTCAGATACTTCTCCATACATTTTGCCTTTAAAATCTATCTTCTGTATTAAACTATTAGCTTCAAGTAAATCTATATAATTCATTTCAACCTCCTATCTTCAAAACTTCATCAACACTTTGTCCTATGCCTGTTATCATCTCTCTTATTTTCTTTGATTCAGGCAACATCTTTGCTTCATCATCTTGCCTTTTCTGTAATATCTCGGCTTGTTTGAAAAATTGTCCTTTCACCACACTATTAATTGTTTCACTATCCATCATGGCTAATTCTCTTAATTGATGTGGTGTTCTGATAAACTTCTTGCCTATTGGTGTTAATGATTCAAAACCTTCTTCGCTGTTATATATTCCACTTCCTATAGCTTTTAAAAGTACGTTCCATGCCTCTGTCAAATCTTCTTTTACTCTTTTTAAGTCCAACAGCTTATCTTTAATGTCTGCTATTGTTGGCGGATATTGTGAGGAATTAATCAAATCTTTTACTGCTGGTTTAACCATATTTATATCTTCACTTTCAAACATTTCCTCCCACAAGTCTATTATGGCTGTTAATTCTTGCGTTTTCATATCTTTATAAAAATTTGGGTATGCTGCTTTAAGTATTCCCAAGATCATTGTTGTTTCATCTCTAGTCATGTCTTTTTCTCCTCTCTTAAAAGGTCTAAAAATGGATTTCCTGAGCTTTCTTTTGGTTTTTGTTTAACTCTATCTACCACCCAATTTAAAATTGCTCTGTAATCATCCTTATACTTCTTCCCATTAGCACCTTTATAATTGTCTAAAGTTTCAATACATTGTCTAGTAAATCCCTCTCCATAGGTATCTACCAATTTTTCATATTCTTCATCTTTCATAAATACAAATTCTGCGTATTGTCTTTTTTCAATTTTTTTCTTCTTTTTATTTTCATTTACATTTTCATTTACATTTTCATTTACATTTTCATTTTCATTTACATTTTCATTTACATTTTCATTTACATTAGGTTTTTTAGTTTTTGTTTTTTTCATAACCACTGGTTTTTTATTTTCATAACCACTGGTTTTTTCTTCTTTATTTTCTTCATTACCACTCGTTTTTTTAGGTCTGCCACCTTTTTTGCCATCCGCATATCTTTTGTTGTTTGCGTCTATTTGAGGTTTAATTAAAGAGAACATAGCTTCTGATATAGGAGATAAATTTATAATTTCTCCATTAAGAGCATAAGTACAAACAGCACGATAAAGTTCTAATTGATTTTCTTCTGGTAATTTATCTATGCCGTTAAAAAAACTTGCGTAAAATATAAAACTATCTCTTTCCATTTTTCCCTCCTAAAATTGTGTACTCCAATACTCCCTCTCCTGTTGCCTTCTTTCCTCTCTCCACATAGGATTATTTACACAGTATTCTCTTTCTTCTTCCAGATTCTCAATTTCAGTTTCTAAATCTAGTTTTAAATCTTCTAAAATTGCTAAATCTCCATCTAAATGTCCATAAATGCCCGGTGTTAGTTTTTCCTCTATCTCATTAATAGCTTCTTGTACCTTTACCATGCCTGTTATTGCATTTATTACGTTATCTAAAATATTTCTTTTTTCTTCTAATTTCTCATCAATTTCGACTAATTCCATCTTTACTTTTTGCCTCCTTTATGGTATATTTTAGGAAAGCATTTTTATATGCTTCCATGTTGTTTAGCTATTAGATGTGAAGTAAGGAAATATCTCATCTGATAGCTTTTTTTCGATATTGTTAGTTAGTAAATCATTAATCTGTCTAACTAAGTCTCTATATCCTGCTTCTCCATAACAATTTTGTCTTTTAAAATGTTGAATTATTGCTGATATTCTTCTTAAAGCATCATTTTTATCGTTGTATCTTATTTTTAAAAGTGTTACCTCATCTTTTAAAGATTCATTTTCTTCTTCTAATTCTTGTAGTCTTTTTTTGGTTTTAAACATCTGCATTTTCCTCCTTCATACATCTAATAAATAGTGGGAAAGCGTAAATTGTTGAAGTTACTGCAATTATTATGATTTCTCTCTCTTTTACAAATAATGCAATAAATAATACTGCTACCCACATTCCAACTAATAATCTGTTAATTAAATCTCCAATAAATTTTTTCATTTGATTACTCCTTTTCAATTTTTTTAAATCTTACTTTTCTTTTTAAATCATCAGGACTTATCCCTAAGCAGTCTCTTTTTACTGTGTTTGCACATACTCCCCAAAACCTTCCTGCCTCTCTGTAACTATCAAAGATATTTCCTTTGCTGTCTACTACACTTATTGAGTTATATCTTTTTATCTTACGAAGTATAACGCTGTTCTTACTATTCTCACTAAATGTTGTCCATCTTAAGTTTTCTGCTCTATTATCACTACGTTCTCCATTAATGTGATCTACTATAGGTTTATTGTAAGTGTTTGGGATAAATGCCTCTGCTACTAATCTGTGTACAGCATACATTTTTCGTTTGCCGTTCTTAATTAAAGTTATTCTTGAGTATCCTTGATATGTAATACTAGGCGACATTATTTTTTCAGTTTCTTTTCTTCCAACTTGTTTCTTTAATGTCTTTATTCTTCCTTGATTTGAGACTTGATAATCTCCTTCATAACCCTTGATGTCTTTCCAGATTTCCATATTTCCTCCTTTCCATAAAAAAATAGAGATAACCGATTAGGTTATCCCTATTATCTCTAAACTCTACTTATTCGTTGTCCTTTGCTTTTGTGCAATGAATAGTTTAAAAATAATATCGATTTCCTATCGACTGATTGCATTTTATCATTACCCCTATCCCATGTCAATAGAAAATCCGAAAAATTATATTACATTTTCTTTACGTTCTGTTTTGCTTGATATTTCAACATTTTTCTTAATTCGATATTCTACAAATTGACTGTTTAAAGATTCATAAGTTGCATAAATTAAATTCATTTTTTCTTTATCAATTTGAGTATAATATTGGAGAGATTTTAATATTAGTTCAATTTGATTATCCAATAAAGTATAGTTCATTTTACCTTATAATTAGCAAGTGGATTTCTCTCTACTGCTTCTTTCACTCTATCATTTACTAAATGAGTGTAAATCTGAGTTGAATTGATACTTGCATGACCTAATAATTTTTGGACTAATAAAATATCTCTTGTTTCATCATACATCACAGTTGCAAAAGTATGTCTCAATGTATGAGTTGATCCTTTAAAACCTAACTTATGAATAGCATTAGTAACCACATATTGAATCTCACGTTTTTTTATATCGAATAATTTATCTCCAGTAATGTACTCCTGAATCATCTTCTTACATTTTTCAGTTATAAAAATATCTCGTTCTTTCCTGCCTTTTCCATAAACCCTTATTTTATTATTGTCAGAGTCAATATCTTTCCTATAAATGCCTTCTAGTTCTGATAGTCTCATACCTGTTGTTAGGAATAAATAAATTATAAGCCTATTTCTTTTGTCTGAATAATAATTTAAAAGTGCCTTGCATTGACATGAGAATAAAAATACAGGGAATTTCATATTGAAGTCATATACTTTTATATCTTCAAATAAATATTCGCTTAAATCTCGATTTAAGAAGTTATAAAAATTCTTTAATGCTTTTAAATAATTTCTTCTAGTTGTTCCTCTTAAATTGTCTAAATAAGCTATGTAGTTGTAAATATCTTTGCGTTCTGCGTTCATAACCTTAATATGATTTCCCATATAGTCAAAATACCTTTTTACAGAGTAAAGATAGCTGTCTTTTGTGCTTTTAGCATAATGAATTGACAAATACTTTTCGTATTCATATAATATCATAAAACACCTCCCTATAAAATTAGCTCAATTTACATTTTATCACATCTTGATAATTATGTAAACTCTAGGAAGGTGTTTGACTTTTTTATTTTGTTTTGCTATAATTCTATTACAATTTAATACGATTCTTATCGACAAATCTTTAGTAAGAAAAGAGTACTAATTAAAGTACTCTTTTCTTATACTCTCTATAAATTCTTTCGATAAAATCATGAGCAAGTGCTGAATATTCGCATAAATCCTCATAACTAAATATTTCATCTCCTTTTTGATTCTTATGCCCGTTTTCATATAACCAAACGTGCATAAGCTCGTGTTTTAGAGTGATTAGCATTTGCTTAATATTTCCTATCTCTATAAAAATTAATCCTTCATCATAGGTAGACTGACCTACATATGATTCTTTCCCTTTTATTCGTTTTACATTAAATATACGATAAATCTTGTTATTAATAGTAAAAGACATTATTTCTCCATAAGTTCTTTTAAACTTTGATAATGTTCTTTTTCTCTCATAGCGATTTTCATTAATACATTTTTTATTTGTGGATCATCCGTTTCTTCTGCCAAGTCTTCCATTTTTCTATGACAAGTTTTAGCATCAAACATAGCATTACCAATTTCTTCGTATATATCATCAGACCTATAGTTTCTCATTCTTCCACCTCTGTAGTTTCTTCCATATTCATCTCTATAGTCATCTCTATAGTCATCTCTGTTACCATATCTGTAATTTCCTCTATAGTCTCTATATCCTCCACCTACATATTCTGACCTATTATTTTCCATTTCGTTCATTTGAGTTATCCTCCTTTAATAATTTTAATATTTCATCTAGTTTTTTCATTAATTCATTATTTTTACTATCATGCAAAAGTATATTATAACTTTCTAGCTGTGCAAAATCAGCCATTACTCCTAACATAAACCAAAAGTCATACATTAAGCTAGTCTCTCTATTGTAAATGATGGATTATTTACTACAATAGGGTTGTCTGAATTGTTTTTTATAGTAAATATATCGCAACAATTACATGGTACTTCTATTAATATTTCACTAGCGACATTCTCAAAAGTGTCAGGTGTTGTTCCAGCAGTCTGCATTTCTCCACCCAGTATATTCTCTCCTGCATTAGTTATATTTAAAGTTATTTGTCCTGCTACTGTTGGAGATACATTTGCATTAAAATGTATTTCATATATTCCACCTTTTGTAATTTCAAATATACCACTATTTACACTATTGAAATTTAGCCATCCTCTACAACCTTTACATGATCCTGTTCTTACATTTGTTCCGTTAAACAATACATTTGCACCAGCTTCTACTGTCTGAGTTTGGTTTGTATTTATAGCATTAATCATTTTATCTCCTCCTTAAAATAAAAATAGGGAGCTAGTTCGCTCCCATTATGTTTTGCAAATAATCGCATCTGAGCGAAAAATAGACATAGTCTAAAATTGCGTATTATAAATAACTTCCGTTTCCGTTGCATCCACATCCATTGTTGTTGCAAGTGAAGATAGGGGTTCTTCCATAAACTGGAGTGCTTGGTACAGGGCAATTTGAAAGTCTGTTATATAAAGCATCTACTTCATTTGAAAAGCCTTGTGCAATAAATGCGTTTTGTTCTGTTTGACTTGCTTTTAAATTAGCCATTGTTAATTGTCTTTCTAGGTCATTAATCTTGTCATTCTTTCCGTCTAGTTCTAATTGGCATAGCTTATCTAGTATAGCTTGAGTGTTTGCTGTTGCATTTGTAATAATATCTCTTGTATTATTAGCATCAGCGAATCTAGTTGCGTTGCCTTCGTTTTGTACTATATTTTGTGTTTGACAAGTTGCTAACCTATTATCACAGCAACATTGAGCTAATTGTCTACTTAAGTTAAAATTCTGTTGCATATCTGCCATTTGTCTACTATTAGCTGATATTTCAGCTCCGTAAAATCCATTTGTAATAGCTCCTGTTATGTCTGCTGTACTTCCACATATTTGATTAGATAGACCATGTATAGCATCTCTTGTCCCTTCAATTTGATTACTTAAATGTAAAGTGTCGAATCCGTTATTTGTGTTTTGCATGATTTCCTTTTGTCCATTAGCTAACCATGGATACATAAAATCCATGCCATAGCCACCGAATCCACCACCGAATCCGAAGCCACCATTAAACATAGCTAGTATTATAATTAGCCATGCCCATCCACCATCTCCTCCAAAACCATTGTTATTATTCCCTGAAAGAGCGACATAATCTGCTGGACTCATTCCGTTATCATTCATTATCTTTCCTCCTTTTAAAAATTATCTTTTTATAGCTATTAAAAGATTTATATAAATAGCCTGCATAGACTACTTATATAAGCCTTTTACTTCATATTCTGAAGATGGCTTAAAAACATATCAGGACATCCATAACTTTTTGCTTGATTTAATATTCTTTGTTTTACATCTGGATTAAGTTGTCCCATCATTTGTTTTAAAATTGCGTTAGGATCTCCCCCATTTTTCATTAAATTTGTAAGCATATTAAAACCATTAGTATTTTGCCCTTTTAATTGATTCATTAATTTTGGTAGCACCTGATTTAAGTTATTCATTCTCCTTCTTTCCTTTCTTCTTTAAATCTTCTAACTGCTTTTTTAATTTTTCAATTTCTAAGTCTTTTTCATCTTTTTGCACTATCTCTTGCAATGTAAATGTTCTTATTTTACCCTCTGTGTTTTTAAACCATGCTGTAGTTAAATCCTTGTCCGTAAAAATTCCATTTTTAGTCATAAAGATATTTTTTACTTCCTCAATGTTATTTACATAAGCACTTTGTAACTCATTTGGATTATTTGTTTGAGGTGCTATTTGAAAGTTTTGAGTCAAATTTGTTGGCATAGGTTGATTCTGTAATTGTTGTAATTGCCCATTTGCTTGATCTATAATATTTCTCAAATTTTGTTCATAGCTTTGTCTAGCCATTGGATTATAAGGATACATAATTTACCTCCTCAAAATATTTTTTATTTCTTCAATTTCTTTTTTGATTTCATCAATGAGTTCTACCATAATGTCTCCTTAAAACAAAAAAGAGAGGGAGCAAGATAGCTTAAATATTGTTTTAAAATATCATCACTATACACTACTCCCTCCTTTGAGATTATTATAGTATCTTATTTAATTTTCAAAGTGCTTTATAAACGACAAAAAGGCGACCTACTCCAAAAATGGAATAAGTCGCCTATAAGCAAACTATATTAATTTTAATATCTTTCTTTTTATTTCTTTTATCTCTCTATTAATAGTTCTTTCTGATAAATATGTTTCAAGACTAATTGCTACAATAGATTTCCCTTTTCTCCTTAAATCTAAAATTTGTTTCTGCCTATCTGTAAAATTACAATTCTCTATAAAATATTCGTATTCATTCTTATTGAAGTCTAGTCTTTTTAGGTCTTGTTGTTCTAGGTTTAGCATTTGCAGTCCTTCTGTTTGCTCTAGTTTTTGTCGTTGTTGTTTTTCTTTTTACTGTTTGTTTTGCATAAGCCATGTTTTACCACTCCTTAATTTATACTTTGAGTTATATCTGATGAATCGTTGTTAGAAGTTTCTTGTGTATATGTTTCTTCTGTTGTTGTAGCATAATCATATTGACTTTGGTATATTAAAAACCCAATAACCATACTAATTATGATAACTAGTTCTACAATAGCAATAATAAACCATCTTTTAGAATTGCTATTAGAAGTTCGTTCTAATCTTTCATTAGCTCTTTTTAATTCTTCTAACATTTCATAAGCCAAGCTTTTTTCTTCCATAATATACCTCCTATGGTTTAGTCTTTATATAAAATGCTACTGCTTCTAATACTAAACCTATTATTGAGCCTAATATTAATCTTATAACCCATTTATTTGAATCTTCTAACTTACTTGTTCTATCTGATACAACTTTTATTTTTTCAGTATTTGCTTTTACATCTTTTTCTATAAGTTCGTTTTTTAAATCTCCACTATTGTTGCTATTTTTTAGTGAAGCTGATATTTCAGCTAAACTAATTTTTATTTCTGATAATGATTTATTTATATTTATTTCTAGGTCTTTTATCTTTTCTTCTAGGTTTTTTACCCTTTCCTCTAAATCAGCCACTCCTTACTCCTATTATACCACATTTTTTCTTTTATGTAAACTAAAATTTATCGCTTAAATATTCTCCTCTGCAGTCAAATTCATCATCAAAGATTTTTACTCTATATATTCCGTTATTTATTCCTACTACAGTTCCTAAGCCATAAACTTGATTTTGGTTTCTAACTACAGACTTGTGAATCCAAAATAGATAGCCATTTGATTCGACTAACATTTTGTCTCCTTCCATAGCTCCTGTAAATGCTACTGGGATATTTACCAAAACTCTTTGACCTACTGCAAATGGTGTATTTAATCTGCTGTTTACTGTGTTCACAAGTTCAGGTATTTTTGATTTAATGTATGATCCCGGACAGTCTGTGTTTGAATAAAAGTCATGTCTTGTGAGACTTCCATTTTTTGTTCCGTTATAAGTTAGCTTAAATCCATATCTCTTGCAAATATCTACACATAGATTTACTAAACTATTCCATGATGCTTGAGTTATTTTACTTGAGCCATTTCTATCGTTACTTACTTCAATAGTTATTGCTCTTTCATCATTCCACTTACTGCTACTTGTATAAGCTCTGTTTTCTTCTAAAACATTACAAACTATGTCTCCTTCATAACCTATACAATAGTTAGCTGAAGCCTTACGTCCTTTTTTACCAAAAATATTTACAGCACATTGTTTTCCTGTTAGTTTTCCTGCCATCATATGCACTGTTATTTTAGAAACTTTATTACCACTTCTTCCCCTTTGATAATTCCCTGAGTATGCTATATAAGTTGCATTTGTTAAGCTACTCTTCATCTTCATCATCTCCTATTCCATCTTTGGTTTCTTCGTTTAGTCCTGCGTTATAATTGATATTTGATAAGCCCAAAATTGAGCCTAAAAAAGTATTAAATGCTATTGCTATTGTTAAAACTACTTCTGCGTTTCCAATATGCAAAGTATTCAATACTACTCCTAAAAATGTTATAAAAGCTGGTAAAAAAACAAGTGATGTCCATTTTAGCCAGTCATACACTTTGTTTGAAAACATAAAAAACACCTCCTTTATTCATTTACTTTATGCGTACTCTCGTTAGTTAATGTTATTGTTCCTAGTACCAAAGTCTTTACATAACTGCCATCTTTAAATTGAATGTCATAGACATAACTTCCATAACTAAGTTCTGCTGTATCGTTATGTTCTAATAGTAAAGTTCCTTTAGTTCCTGAAATTGTAATATCTCCTGTTGATAGTTTCTTTTGTAAAATATACTGAGATACGTTGTAATTCTTTTTCATAGTAAAATAGACCTCAGCAGTTGTGAGATCTAGTGCGTTACCTTCTGAATCTGTTAAGTCAAAACTTACAGGGCAAGTGTCTCCTCTAGGAAATTCAAAGTCAAATTCTTTTGCCTCCATCTTTACTCCTTTCTTAATTTTATTTTTGTTATTACAAATACGTTATCTGCTGAATTGACATATGGCATGGTATTATCTGTAATTTCAAAGTTTCTATATCCTTTTAAGGTCAAAACTCCATTCTCAATTTTGTATTGTGCCAAGCTTCCTAACATACCATATGTTGCACTTTTGTATATAATCTCTGATAAGCTAAATTCTGTTTCATCAGTTATTGGTATTATTTTTGTTCCACCTATTTTTCTGTTATCTCTATAACAATAATAATCGACTTCCATATAGTCATAACTTGCATAATCACTAGGAAGGTTTATAGATCCATTTGTTTCTCCAATAAATGCTTGTTTACCTACTAATCCATCTAAATAGTCATAAATGGTTTTAAATTGATTTTCTGCATAGTCTTGATATTTTTCATTTGTTAAATATCCTTTTTCCGCTCTTTGTACTTTTTTAGGTCTTTGTATCATCTTTCCCTCCAATAAAAAAACAGGCTTATGCCTGTTGGTTTTTCTCTATTTATATAAAAAATACTATAAGGAGGCTAATTGCCTTTAAAATAAAAGAGAGTACCTTTTAGCACTCTCTTTACCTCTAAAAATATTCTTCTATGTCCATTTCGCTATCTGCTATGTAGTTTAGTATGTTTTCTTTACATTCTTCTAAATTTTCTGCATCTTGTACTATGGTTTCAATTTCTCCCATTTGTTCATAATAGATTTTTTCTATGGTCTTAATCTGTTTTTTGCACATACTTTCTACACACAAGCCCGTTATAATACAAGCTATTATTATAATTACAATAAATCGTTCCTCCATATATCCCTCCTAGAGTAATTATAACATATATTATTTTGTTGTATATACTTTTAGTAATTCACTTAAATTCTTGTTTTGAATATATGCGTTTAATGCTTCGTATTTCTTTTTGCTCAAACTTCCTCTAGGGTCATATCCTTCGACATTGTGTTCAGCCAAATAGTTTTCTTTGACCTTTCCTTTTGCATATGTGTATATGTCTTCAATTATAGCTGTTTTTATTTCGTTGTCTAATCCATTAAAAGTCTCATCTTTTATTACATTGTCAAGCACACTTTTAGCTGTTTGTCCATAAGTTTTCTTTGCCTGATTATATTCTTTTGAAGTAAAATTATATCTCTTTTTATCATAAGTAAAATACTTTTGAGGTGCTGAAGGTAAGACTTTTTTCTCTCCTGCATCTCTAAATACATCTTTTAATTTTTCGCTTGTCATATCTTCAATGATTTTCTCTCTGTTATATGGCAATATAGCAGTTTCTAAAAACCTTTGTATAGGATTATCTGCACGTTTTTTATCCTCCCCCCATATATCTGATTTAGCTGGGAGATTTTTTGATACAAATGGGATTTTAGATTCTGTTTGTTTCACAAGTTGGTCTATTTTTTTAGCAGTTCCTTTTTTAGTTGAGCTTGTATCTCTTACTACTGGGTCAATAGTCTTTGCTACTTGTCCTACAGCAGTAGGCATATATTGTCCTAAATAACTTTGTACAGAGCTTGATAAAATGTCAAAAATTTTATTTGAGCTATCTTGTTCATAACTTGAAATAGCACTTGCTAAACCTTGCAACATTGACATTTCTGTCATAGGTTCAAATGCTTGAGACAAACCTGTTGTTACACTTGTTGCTGTGTCTCCTATCTTGTCATACCATGTTTTTTCTTCTCCATCTTCATCTAATTGTGTATCTTCGTTAAGCATTTCTTGGATATTAGCTCCAATAAATAGTGGTATAGCAGTAGGAGATAACCAGTCTAATGAATAAGTATTATCTCCAATTTGTATTGAAAACTCTTGTTTCCCTAGTGATTCTTCAAATTCATCATCATCATCTTTATTTGTTGCTTTTAGTACTCCCATATTTGAAAGCACATATCCTAGTACACCTATAGCTGTTCCTGTTAGACCTTTTGCCATCTGGTCTATTCTATGATTTACCATGTCTGATATTTCACTATTGTATTGTTCTTGTGTTATAGTTCCCTTATTTAATTGTGTCCTTAAGTCATTTGCTGTTTTTGTTATATCATTAATAGTTCCTCCAACAGACTGCATTATTCCTACTGGAGAATATTGAATACCAGTTGAAGCTATATTCATAGGTGTTTTCTTAAAAGGTAGTACTGCTGATGTTAAAAATCCTAATGCTCCACCCTTTTGTTCCACCTGATTTAAAGTACTTGCTAATGCATTATATTGATGAAATGTTGCTTCTAATGCTTGGTCTCTTGCATATTGTCTAGCCTTGTTAGCGACTTTTTGATTACTTTCCATGTCTTTAGAAGATAAGTTGTTTGCCACCATATACCCTTTTAGTGCTTGTTCATATGCTTTAGTCAAAAATATCTTATCCTCTTTTTCTAATAACCAGCTATTTGCTTTTCCTATTGCGTTAAGTACTCTATTGCTAAACTGCCTTTTATTACGTTCTAACAAAGAATCTGCTGAGTATTTTCCACCATCATCTATAAAGTCCGACAATTTAAAAGCATCCATTTTAGCATAGTCTTTTTGATCTTGATTAGCAAGTTTTAAAGTCTGTGTTCTTTCTAAGTTCTTATTAAATAAACTTGCTACATCCTCTCCTGCTCCTGCTACTCTGTTTTTTACGTTTTGTAAGATATTCATAGCAACGTTTCCACCCAAATTGCGTATATGAGTTCTTGGATTTCCTAGCATTGATAAATATCTCCATGAACGTAATTTATCTTTCATTGTTACTGGTAATTGTTCAGCTACTTGCTCTGTTACTTCTGACACATTTTTCTTTAGTTCTTGTTCATTTTTTGATTTTAGAATTTTCTCTGTCTGTTCATCTGTTAGACTTATGTCTGTGTTTTCTTTATTATTAGTTCTCTCAATTAATCGTTGCAACATTCGTAGTTGTCCTTCTGGTGAAGCACGTTTAATTATGCTTAATGCTTGTACTTGTTGCCCTAGTTCTGTTCCTAAAATTGCAATATCTTGCATTAACTCATTTACTTTTGCATAGTCTCCTTTAGCTGAGTATATCTGAATTAATCTCTCTCCTGTTGCAATATCTTGTAATGTCATTTTATCATTTGTATTAAATCTATTTGTTAGTTCTATATAAGTGTTGTCCGTTCCACCTCGTTCTATTTTTGAGTTAGCCTTTGTTAATGTTTGAGTGTTTGATATTGGTATATATTGTTCTGTTTTATAAAGCTTTTTAGCCACTTTATTAGCTTCTGGAGTAATGCTCTCCGTGTTGGCATAAGTTCTATAGTGTTTTCTTGACTTCCCTTTTTGATCTAATTTAGCTGTTTCCTCTGCAAATGCTTCCAAATCTTCATCTATTGTAGTTAAAGGAGATTCTTCTAACGGAGTTTGTGTTTGTTTTGATGTAGTTTCTTGTGATATTACATTTTTATCATTATTTTTTGTATTATCTTCTGTTTCTAAACTAAACTCTCTATATGCTCTTACACCTTCATATACACTATTTACCCAGTCATTAGGATATAATCTTTCAAATGGTAAGCTTCTCTTATTTACATTATCGTACCTTGTTATATTGTCTTTTAATTGTCCTCCTAGTAAATCATAATAACTCTTTACTGCTATATCCTCTATTTGTTCAGGTGTCATATTTGCAATTTCTTCACCTAGTATTTTTGCTATATTTTTCCACTCTTTTACTGTTCTTTTTCCGTTTCTATTTCTAGGTCTTGATTCATCTAGTTCTGTTACTATTGAATCATCATACTTTATGCCCTTATAAAACTCTCTTTTCTTTTTATTGATTAGTTCTTGTCTTTCAGAATCATTATCAAGTTTTCTTGAAAACCTTTCTTCCTCTGCTGATTTTTGAGGAGCTTGTTTTCCTAAAATTGTTGTTTCTTCTTCTACTTTTTTAGTTTCTTCATCAAGTTGTGTTAAAAAGTCTTCCATTCTTTTGTAGTTATCTGCTGTAAAGTCTTTAGGCTCAAGTGTGCTTTTAAAAAACTCTCTATCATCATTTGTGATGTTCTTCTTGCTGTCTATTAGTTGTTCAAAGTCTGCTCTAGTATATTGTTTTGTTGGGAGTTTCTTCATGCCCTCTATTGTTGTTCCTGTGCCTTCTGTTTTAAAGTATTTTTCTATAAAGTCATTCCATGAGCTTCTTATGCCTTCTTTTGACTCTAATGAATATAAGAAGTCTGATAATTCACTCTTGTTAGGGAATTTACCATTTCTAAAATAATATTTTAGTTCATTTATTATTTTTTCTGATGGAGTATTTGCTTTGTATGTTTTACCATCTTGTTCTACATCAATATAAATATCTCCTTTTAAACTATCAAAATAATCTCTTAATGTCTCATATTGTTCTGCTGTTGGTTCTTGTGTTAAGTCTATGCCATTCCCTTCTGGTTGCATACGAATATTCCCTGCATCTAAAAATTCATCTAAACTATATCCTATTGAGCTTATTGATCTATGGTCATCCCTATATCCACCTTCATTGAAATTTAAAAGCTTACCATCTGGAGTCATCCAAGCTCCTACACTAAAGTCTTCTGTTGTTCCAAAAGTGTCTTGTGCAAGTTCAGTCAATTCCTCTGATGATAATTTTTCTTTGTTTAATAAAGGTTTTATCATTTTTGCAAGATATTCATTAAGCCCATTTTCTTCTGCAACTTTAAATTTATTTTCCCTTGTTTGATATTCATCTGTCCTTTCCGTTATATTATTTCTTATTTCTTCAAAATCTCTTTCATATCTTTTTAATGCCCTAGCTATCTCGTTTCTTCCTTCATTGAATAAATGGTTTTGAAATTCATAAAGTTCTCTTTGTTTATTCTGAGATGCATCTATTATTGCTTCACTTAACCCTTCTTTTAAATCTTCTTCTTTTTGTATTTTAAAGTATTCATCTAATAATGTTTTATCTTTTGCAAGTTTTTCAACAGATATATCATTTTCTTTTATAAAATTTTGTAGTTCCTTACCATAAGCACTATGATTTACTTTTTCTTTGACTTCTTCATAGCTCAAGCCTTTTTCTTTTACATAATTATCTACTAAATCTGTGCTGTGTCTTTTTATAAAGTCTATAGCACTATATACTGACTGTCCACTTATATTAGCATCTAAAAAATTAAAGCTCATTCCTAATTTTTTTGCTATCTTTTTTACTTTTTCAGAATCTAACACACCTGACAAGTTTTGGTTTTTAATTTTTTCATATGTTTGAGATGTTTTTCTCTCTTGAGTATTTTCTACACTATATCTTATATCTGGATTAGATGTAGGATTAGTATTATCTATGTTTTTTACTTGATTAGAATTAAAAGCAACATATACTCTATTATTTACATCTGTTTCTTCATCGTTGTATATTGCTCCATCATAGCCTGTTATTCTTATTACATTATCAATAAATTTTTGATTATCTTGAGCATTACGAGGGCTTAATTGTTCCAATATATATAAATCGTTTGTATGCCTCAAGGATTCCCATGCACTTTCGAGATTACTTTGAGAAACATTAGGATATTTTATTTTACATAATTCTTCAAATTGTTCTTTTGTTATATTATTATCGTTTTTTGTTACTGGATTTGTTACATTAGCATATAAATTCATGTCAACATCTCCAAAAGCTCCTGCTGGTTTTGTTGACATATATATTCCTTTCAACCTTTCGCCTGTGTTCGTTCCATATTTTTCTGCCTCAAATACATTAAATTGTTTGTCGGTTACATGGTGTAATGCTAATAAATTACCATCATTATCTCTAAATTTACTGTTTTTGTTGCGTTCTTGTTGTTGTTTTGAGAGTGTTCTGCCTTGAGAATCTGTTGTTTCACTCATCTCTGTTGAATAAGCTTCTCCCTTACTTATCTCACTCTTATTATAAGCATCATCAAATAGTTTCTTAACATTGTTCCAATATGCTTCTTGATCCTTATAACCTTTGAATCTATTTATCTGTTCTTTTACAAAATCATAAATCTTTTGTACAAAGTTCCTATTTTCTTGTGAGTATGTTCCATTTACTAAGTCATCTATAAATTCTTTGCTTCCTAGCTTTTCTCCTAAGATATTTGCTACTGCTTCTTTTTCTACTACTTGATTTAATTTATCTCCACTATATACTCCAGCATATGTGTTTTTTAAATCTTTAAATGCGTTCTCATATTCGCCTTTTGACTTAGCATAATCTAATACTGCTTTACTTAGTTTGTCATACTCTTTACTGCCTTCAAATGAATGTGTCATCTCATGCACTACTAAATTTTGTACATACTTCTTTGTAGATGTGTTAGGATTCAAAACTATTCCTGCTACATCTCCGTTATCATCATACTCATAAAATGCGTTTATATTATTGTTATTAAATCTGCTTTCATCAAATGTTACGTTAAGCCCTCTTTTTTCTGCTACTTTTTGAATGGCATCTATCTCTTTTTTTGTATCTTCGTTGTTAATGTCAAAGATTTTATCGCCTTCTTGTCTAGAATTGTTATAGGCATCTATGCTTTTTCTTAGGTTTAGTCCTATATCGTTCGAGGTTTCATTTTGAGCCGTTTTATTCTCATCTTGAATAGTTTGTTGCTCTTGATTTAAAACTTCGTTATTTTGCGTTGTAGTCTCTTTATTTTGATTATATTCTCCATTTAATGTCTTATTAATTGCATTTTGAATTTCATCTGCTGTTAATTGATATTTTTCTGCTATTTCTGATAGAGATTCTTTTTGTCCATCATCTAAATCACTATTGTTGATTAATTTCAGTCTCTCATCTGATGTCATTTCTCCTGCTACTTGTTCCATTCTGTTATCACGAGCTTTGTTGACTTCTGTTACATCATAAAAATCTTGAGGATTAAAATTAAAGTTATCTACTAACATTTTTTCAATGTCTATTTCTTCACTCTTATTTATATCTATTAAAGCTTTTTTAATTTCTTCTTGAGTTACTTCTTGTCCGTTCTCTGCTTTCTGCATTACTCCTACTGCTGAGCCTATTCCTGCTGATGCTCCACCCATTATAATTGAGGTCAAAGCTCCATCTATACCACTTTTTATCATCCTATTTTTAATATCACTATAATCTGCTTGTCCACCTGTTGCTTGAGTTACTACTTCCTCTAAAGGCTCCATTATAGCTTCTTCAAAAAAGTTCTCTCCTATGTCTAGTCCATATGCTCCTAAAGTCTTTAATGCTTGGCTTTTTATCTCATCTTTTCCTACTGCTTTTAATAATCCTTTTCCTGCTTTTCCTACTCCTTTGGTTAGCTCTCCTCCTACCCATTCAGTTCCACTCTCTAAGCTACCCATTATAGTTCCATATGCCAAAGCTTGTTTGCCTTGTAAACCTTTTTGCTCAGCTTGTCTTATATAATCTCCTCCAGCAGATGTTTGCCAAAATGCTAGTCCGTAAAGCAGGGTTTATAACACTTGCTCCCATACCTGTTACAGACTGAGTTATTGAAGGTAAAAGTTCACTAAATTTTCTTGTTACAGGGTTATTTTGTCTCTCTGTTAAGGTTTGTATTTTGCCTTCTGTTTCATCCATTGACTTGTTTATAGCATCTTTTGAAGGAGTTACTGAAATGTCTGATGATATTGTTGGGATGCCGTTTTTATTCATACCAGTTACAACAGGTTTGTTTTCTTGTATTGCTTTTTGCACTCCACGTTGTTCTTCTGCTCTCCTATATTGAGGAGAATTATTTAATGTTGCATTTTCAATATAATTTAGCATGGCTAGTCCTGACTTCTTTAAAGACTGACCTACTATTTTAGCTTGATCTCTTATATCTTGTTGTAAAGATGTGTTCTTTTGTTGATTTTTCCCATACCTTTCTTCTTGTTGTAAATGTAATTCTTGAGCATATTCATCGGCTTCTTCAGGAGTATTAAATTTGCCTAAATATTCTCCTGTCTCATAATAGTGGTCTATTGCTTTAAGCATAGCTTCTTCGGTTAATTCTCCATTTTCGTCAGTTTCAGGAGCTTTACCGTCAATTACACTTGGTATTAATATTTCTTTTTTCTCATTATCATCATAGAATGAAAAGCTTCTTTCTGTACTTATACTTCCATCTTCGTTTCTAACTACTGGTCTATTGTTTAAGTCTATATTACCCTTTCCATAATTTGCGTTATTCCTTGCAAATGGGTATCTATCAGTTCTAAATGATGGTTGTTGGTTTATATCTCTTGTAAAATAATCGTTTCTTACTAATCTATTTACGTTGTTAAATTTATTTTGTTCACCTCCACCAATATAAGACATTGTGTCTCCAATTTTTCCCATTGCGTTCATCACATTAGCCCATGTTGATTTTTTCTCTTGTACAGGCTCAGGGTTTCTTGTTTCAGTTATATCCCTTCTAGTTCCGTTTTCTACACTTCTTGGAGTGTACCCTTTATACCCATTTGATTCTGCTATTTCTTTCCTTTTCTTCCTTAATTCTTCACGAGTCATTTATTTACTCCTTTATTTCGCATTTACATACTCTTTATAATAAGCCTTCATTATGTTTGCATCATTTTGTGATATTTTGCCACTTTTTAAAAAGTTGTCTATTGTACTATTCGCAGTATCTAACTTGTTTACTTCTGCTGTTTCCATCATCTCTAATATTCTATTACCACTTTCTGATAATTTGTTTAAATCATATCCTGACTGATTTCCTGATGTATCTCCTAAATTGATTTTTGTTGTACTTGACTTACCACTTGACTTTTTACTTCTTCCTGATGATCTTCTTCTTCCTCCACTACTTGAGGTGCTAGGAGGATAACCTCGCTAAAGACATTTGATATTCTCTTTCCCAATTTGACTGTGCTTGATTTGCTTGTTGTTGTTGAAGTGCAAACTCTCTTTCCCAATGTTCATCTGCAATTCTGTCTCTCTCTTTTTGGTAGTCAAATTTTACTCTGTCTTGTTTTAAATCGTATTCTGTCAACAATAATTGTGCTTTTTGTTGATAAATTGCTAAAGTATTTTGTGCCTTTTGAACATCAGCATCTATGTAGGCTTGATTCATATTAAAGTCTGCCTCTGCTTTTAATTTAGTTGCATTTGTCATTAAACTTGTTACATTCTTCTGATAAGTGTTATATAGGTTTACTTTGCTTGACTCTGCATAACCTGAATTATTTAAGCCTGTTTGTGCTAATTGCTCTGCATTTGCTCCATATGGATCTGCTTGTTTTTGGTAATCTGTATATAATGCTTTTGCTTGTTTATTTGCTTGTTCATCAATTTCAGTTTTCTGCCTATTTACTTCATTCTGAGTTTTTTGAAGACCTTTATCTATGATGGTTTGATTTACTTCTTGTTGTCTATCTAAGTATTGATTCTGCTGTCCCATCATCTCATCTATATCTTCATATCCAGTTCCTGCCATAATTTACTCCTTTCATTTAAGCTGTTCTTACATACCTATATACTGTTGTAAAACTTGGGGTTATATCTATTGCTGTTGGACTTGCGTTGCCTACTTTTAATGTTTCCTTAGCTTGTCCTACTCCTGTTACTACTGTTCCTTGTACAAAAGTCAAATCTGCATTATTGTTTATGCTTGTTGTTACGTTGGTTACTGCTTGTTTATTTAAGTTTAGCTGAGGTATATTCCCTGCTGATAATGTTTTACTGAACGAGCCTCCTGTTTTTCCTCCTGCGTTAAATTTCGTTACGTTAGGATCAACACCTATTTCTACTACTCCTTTTCCTGTTAGTTCCCATGTTCCAAAGCCTAAATAAGTATAAGGGTTTACATCTACAGAAGTTACTATTTCCTTGCCTATATGGTATATCCCCTCTAATTTCGTTTGCATAGCTGTTGCTACTTTAGTATCAATATCCCCTACTTCATCTAGCATATCTTGTAAATCTTCTATTAAAATATTATTAATATAGTCTTTTATAATGTTTCCTGCTTCATCAAATGTTGCTTTTAATTCACTTGATGTTATAGTTGGTTGGTCTGCTAATGTTTGTACTATGTTTAAATCATCTGTTAATTTTCTTAATTGAACACTCATATTTCTCTCCTATCTCTTGACATATCCAGAAATAAAAGCCTCTAAACTAATCTCTATTAGTCCAAAAGGCTTGTCTTTTATATCACTATAAACTTTCAAAGATACATCTATTATTTTCTTTTCTTTGACTCTAAACACGATATAGGTATTGTCTCCTGTTGCAAAACTAAAGTTTGAAAAATCTATATTGGTAAAATCAAAGCCATTTCCTGATACTTCCTTGACTAATTTCCATTCATGTCTTTTATTTGTTCTCTCTGCTATTTTTAGTCTTGAGTTCTGCATATTCTTTATCTTTACAATAGCACCACGTTTATTAATCTTTTTTAAGTGTTGCATATATCCAAAAACATCTCTTGGAGTTGTCCAATAACTCTCTATTGCTTCATCTAAATCATTTGTGCCTGATATTTCATACAAGTTTCCTTGTGTGTCTGCTAAGTAAAGCATATCTTGGTATTCTTTTAAGTAAGCTATTTGAATAGGTAGTCTCCATACATACCACTCAAATTCCACTCCTGTTACTCCTTGAAATGTCTGCCTATAATCTGCTAAGAATAACGTGTCATCTATTGCTACTACTAAATATCCATTAAATTCAGCAAGTTGTAAAAATTGATAATTACTCATGTTTATTAGTTTAGGATCTACCATACTTGATTTATGACTTACTGACTGCTCATAGTCTATATTCCCTCTTATTCCTTCCATTCCATTTCTTGAAAAGAATAAGATATTGTCTTTATAATTTACTGCTTTGCTTGTACATCCTACACTTACATTTCCTTGTGATGTTGGATAAATTCGACCATATTCTGTGTCTAATGTTGGGCTTAAGTAAAATATCGTGTCTTTTGTTTGTGAGTCTCTTTTAAATACCCACATTACATTGTTACCTACTACCAATGCTTTTATAGGATTTTCTTCTGTACCACATTCGTAATAATCTAAGTCTGATACATAAGCAGGGTTATTAAGTGAACAATGAAATACTACATTGGCATAGTCTGAGTTCCCTGAGAAAAACACTCTATTGTCAAAGACTTTTGCTATTGTACAATTTTCAATTCTATCTGCATATCCTGATACTGTTTTACTAAATTCAATTATTACATTGTCTTGTCCTATTATTGTTGGAGCTGTTGGAGGAGAAGTAAATGATACTTTTCCGAGTGTTGTATTTACTGAAAAACCTGTTGTTACTACTGAGCCATTTACTGTTACTTTATCTACAGAATCTATATTTGTTGCATCTAACACATAGTCTGTTGAAGTTCCATCTGCACAAAATGAGTTCTTACGTTTTGGAGTAAGTAAATTTACATCTTGATACATTTCTCCTCCGCCCTGATGGACTTCTTGAAATTGTTGTTGTTGGTATAAATGCGTTGTCTGATACGTTGGTTAATGTTACTCCGTTATATTTTAAGTAGTTTTCTCCATCTAAAATGTAAATATCTTCTTTAAAGAAAAACATTACAGACTCTCTATCTTCCATGTCGTTCTTCAATTCTGTTATTGTTATTACATCACTAGGAAAACCTACCCATTTGATTAGTTTTTCTCCTATATGCACTATTGCTGTATCTGAGCTATATACATACATTGAGTGTATTGAGCCTTCTCCTAATTCTGCTATTAGTTTTAATCCCGGTCTAGTCTGTATAATATTTGACTGTGCTAAATTATAAGACTTCCACACGTTTAAGCAGTCAGGGCTTCTTCTAGGATCTACCTCAGTTTCATTGTTTAAAAGGTCTATACCTCTAAAGTCTGTATATTTTCTTGATACAATGCTTCTTATTACTCCTAAAGGCATTTTAAAATTCTCCTTCTGTTACATTTGCACTTAATCCCCATTTT